TCTGCTGTTAAAGGTTACGACCTTACTGCAAAAGAATGGTATAGCAGCCTTGGAACTACTCAACCTGATTTCCTTAATGATAATGATTACATCAGCGATTTCTTCGTTGACGTATATGCTGTTCAAGGAGATTGGACTGACTATGCAAATCTTTCTATTGATCCTGTATATAGCAAATATTTCACTGCTAAAGGTTTTGTGACTTCACTTCTTAATGAATTCGTATCACGTCCTGAGGTTACACTTATTGCAAACATTACAGGTTGCATAATCCCTGATTTAATCGATGCAAACGGTAGCAACCAATCCATCGAGACATTAGTAAACAACTCAACAGCTGTTACTGGATTATTCTGTGCAGTTAACAAGATTGCACTTGATGATTTAGCAAACAACACAAGTAAAATAGATTTAGTTGGTCACAACTTAATTGCAGCATTAGGAAGCGGTCAAGATCATATTGATTTGATTTCTTACTTTGCACCATTAAAGAATGATCAAGTTTATACTGACGTTGCTCCTACATACGTAACATACGAATCTCCATTCAATGTGTTACTTGCATACGGACCAAGCGTTGGATTCCCTACTGGTACTGCAATCTACAATGATTGGAAAGCTGGTATCATCACTGATGGTGATTATATTATCACTGACAACTTGGGAACTAAACAGTATTTGAAATTCTTCCCTTTCACCGATAACTTAGGTTCATCTTATGTTGAAGTGAGAGCTTATGACGATAACACGTTTGCTTCTCAAGAAAACATCGCTGCGTCTGGAACTACATACAACACGGCTGGAACATTGGTAACAGGTTCTAAATGGGACATTGTATCTTTCTACGGAACTTATAATGAATACTTTACTACTATCTCTGCTGATCCACAAAAAGCAATTAACAGCAATGAATGTATCGTGTCTAATGCAGACGCAAAGAGCATCAACATTGGTGATTTAATGGTTGATTCAACTGGAGCAAGATTAACGAGAGTATTGAAAAAATCTCAGTACGACTTATCAGGTAACGTAAAAATTACTTGTGGTGTATCTTTATTCTTCTACTCTTCTAACAGAGTTCAGAAGTTCAAGAGATTACAAGATTTCGTAACTGAATTACAATTCACTTACTTAAAAGGATTTACATTAAAAGATACTCACATGCCTAATGGTTCAGACCTTAGAATGAATGAGATATTAGATGTAATGTACAATACAAACATTGCAACATCTCTTGCGAGCAAAGACATTATCACATTCAGATATATCGTTGATACATTCTGGGGTGGTCTTGAACCGAACTCTAAAAACAGACTTGCTCAACTTGCATTGAACAGACAGAAATGTATTGCAATCTTAAATGCTCCATCTATGAAGCAATTTAGCGATAGCACTGATCCAGTATTTACTGATCCTCCAACAGCAAGTAATCCAAAACCTATCTTGGACATTAGATATATTCCAGATGGTGGAAACCAAGACTTAAACCCAAGCTTCTCCTATACATTAGTTGATCAAACGCTTGGAAGTCAGTACTCTGGTTACTTTGCACCATTCATTGTGTTGAGAGAGAACAATAAGAATATTTCTGTTCCTCCATCAGCATTGGTATCGAATCTTTTCGTTCAGAAATTCTTGAATGGAACTCCATTCGCAATCGTTGCTGGACCAAGAAGAGGTTTAATTTCTGATCCAAACTTAGTAGGTGTAGAATACGACTTTACTGATGGTGACAGAACTTATCTTGAGCCATTCGGTATCAACCCTATCATTAGAAGAAAAGGTGTTGGTGTGATGATCTTCGCTAACCAAACTGGTTATCAAAGAGTAAACTCTGCGTTAAACAACTTACACGTGAGAGATATGCTGATCACAATTGAAGATGACATTGAAACGATCTTAGGAAACTACTTGTTCGAATTCAATGATCCTTCAATCAGATTGGAAATCAAAGCGAAAGTTGATAGCTACCTTGAAGGTGTTCAATCAGCAGGAGGTATCTTTAACTTCTCGACAATCATGGACAGCTCTAACAACACGCCTGACATTATCGACAATAACATGGGAATAATCGATGTGATTGTAGAACCTGCAAGAGGTATCCACAAGTTCTTGAACAGAATAACTATCGCTAAGACTGGTGCAATTGCATCTGGCGGATTCACGGTAGCTTAATCTAAAATATAATAAAGCTTAGAAGGCGAGGGAGAATTCTCTCGCCTTTTTTGATAATAAAAACTATGGCAATGAATAAAATAAAATCTTTCAAAGACTGGAACTTATCCGAGTCGATTGTCGAAAAGCTAAACGAAGGAAACTATGGAGCTCTTCCTGGTTTGATTTACGTTAACGTGGATACTAAAGAACAGCTTGAATGGATCATTTAATAAATATAATACCACCATCCATTAAAGTTACAATAGGACTTAAAGGCGGCGGATATTCAGTGGATTGGAAAGACTATCCACATTTAATAAACCATAAAATAAAAATAAATACCATGTGTTGCTTTCCAAAACCTGCACCAAAGCCTAAAAAACCTAAACCAAAGAAATAATGGGAGATGAAAAAGAAACAGACGAAATTGGTAAGAAATTAGATCTTGCTGATGGATGGCTTACAAAGTTTGGAAACATTCTTAAGAAGCATTGGGGCAAATTATTGTTAATAGTTGCATGTTATGGAATTTATTTCATTTGCACTCATCCAGATAACTTTAAACAACAAAAGCCAGAAATAATAGTGATTGTAGCAGATTCATTACAGGCAGATTCCATTGAAAGTATGGATCCTGATTCCTTGGTTATGGATACGATTGACGATATAAAACAATAATATAATATAAAGTAAATGAAGTCTGTCATATATCGTTGAAGAAGTACAAGACAAAAAAGATTTATTAGCAAGAGAACAAATACATTTAGATGCAAATCTGGATGGATATAACATTTGCAGAGTTGCAGGTAATACGTTAGGACGAATTTGTAAAGACTCTACTCGAGAAAAAAATTGCAGCAGGTCAAAGAGGAAGAACGCACTCAGTTGAAACTAAAAAACTCATGAGTGACCTTAAAAAAGGAATTAAACAAACAACTGCAGCAATTGAAGCAAGGTCAAAAGCTTTAAAAGGACGCATTGGAGGAAATTTAGGAAAATTTGGTCATTCTAATTCAAAAGCTATTTTACAATTTGATTTAGAAGGAAACATTTTGAAATGTTGGAATTCTTCGATGGAGATATATAGAGAAACAGGGTATAATTCTAGAAATATTAGAATGTGTTGTAGTGGCCAAAGAAACAAAGCACATGGTTTTATTTGGAAATTTAAAACTGTTTAGATATATAATAAAAGAAAAATAAATTTTTAAAATACAATGGCTGGTTTATCACATTACAAAAACTCTAAAGCTTCTATGAAGAACCTAGAACCTGTCTTCCTAAACCAATTTGAAGTCGCACTGGTTCCTCCTAATGGAGTTGATTCTGGTACCGGTAGCAACGGGCAGAACTTGCTATTGGAACATGTTAAGAAGATTTCTGGTTTAGAAATAGACAAGAACCCAGGAACTGTGGAACAATACTACAAGTTTGCTAAGAGAAGATATGCAGGTGCTCGTCCTGAGACCACAACGATAGATGTAACAATTGATTTCGAAGTGAACTTAAACGATGCAAACAGTATGTACACTTTCAAAACATTGAGACAATGGAGTGACTTAATCTATAACCCTAATACAGGTGCTATGGGATTAAAAGTTAATTACGTTGGTTCTGGTTTGATCACGATCTTTAACAAGCAAGGAGACATTCACAGAAAAGTAAGGCTTCCAGTTATGTGGCCTATTACACCGATCAACCCTATGGAATTGGATTATCAATCTACAGACATCTGGGTTCTTTCATTGACGTTTGCAGCTGATTATTGGGAAGATACCTTCGTATAATATTAATTTTCAATTAGTTAGTTTTTTAAAAGCCTGAAACGTTTTCAGGCTTTTTTCATATATAAAATATGAGAAGCGAAATTATCAAGTTGAATATGGTTCAGATCTCTTTGAAATACAGAAGTTCAACAGAGGTGAGAAGCGAGATTGATTTTAATACGTCATTTCTTCCATCTGATTCACCAAGGTTGCAGAGAATCTATCATTACTTTAACGATTTAAAAGAAATTCCAAAGTGTCCGTATTGCAATGAACCGAGAAAATTCGTGAAGACCAAATACTACCTGGAAACATGTTGCAGCGTGGAATGTAAAGCAAAAATTAATTCGAACAGCCAGGAAGGAATGACATCTGAGAAAAAACTTGCTCGCAAGGTAAAGACTAAGAAAACAATAGAAGAACGTTATGGAATAGATTTGATAAGTATTAACATCGAGGCTTTTATCAGAGACCTGGAGATGAAACCAATCGAAGATTTGAAAGCAACAGACATTTCTATTCTTTGTAAAGCATACGGTCAATCTGAAATAATTAAAAACATAATAGACACTCAAACTAATGAAATCGGAAGTTATGATAGCGTATCTCAGAGAGTGTTTCATTTCAAAACATTATCGTCTATTCCTCTTTGCACGTGTGGAGCTCAGATGCGATACAAGAATAACGGAAAGTATCACTTGAGTTGCGGATCGAGTGATTGCGAAAAATTAGTTAGAGAAACGACATGCATAGAAAAATACGGTTCAAAAAACATTTCTTCGTCGGTTTATATGTTGGAACAAAAAACAAAACTATTGCTCGATAAATATTCAAAGATGACTATCGATACCATCTTGGGAAGAACCGATGATAAGTATTTCTTGAGATGCTTGTGTCATAAATGCGGTTCTGTTTATGAGATAAGCCAACACGTGTTCAGACACAGGAACGAAAGATATAAGGTTACCTCTTGCACGATATGCAATCCTGTTGGCTCTTCTAAAGAGTCTGCTGCACAGTCTGAAATATTGGAGTTTCTGAATGGAGTTTACGATGGAGAGATAATGACATGCACGCGAAATGTGATAGCTCCTCAGGAGCTGGATTTCTATATTCCAAAAAAGAATGTTGCAATAGAATTCAATGGTCTTTATTGGCATAATGAAATAACCAAAAGTTTTACATATCACATTGATAAAACTAAATCATGTGCTTCAAAAGGAATAAAGCTCATTCACGTTTGGGAGGACGATTGGAAGTTTAGAAAAGACATTGTACAATCCATGCTCTTGTCTAAGCTTGGTCTAATAAAAATAAAGATTTGGGCCAGAAAAACTACGATAGCAGAGGTTTCTTTCAAAGACGCAAAAGAATTTCTCAAGGCAAACCACCTGCAGGGAAACTGCATGTCTTCTAAAAGGATTGGGCTTTATTTTAATGGCAGTTTAGTTTCTTTAATGACTTTTGGAAAGCCGAGAAGAGCAACGGGAGGGGCAAACAATACTGGCATGGAACTTATTAGGTTCTGTTCGAAAAATGGCATTTCCGTTGTCGGCGGTGCTTCTAAGCTTTTTAAGCATTTTGTGAAGAGCTATGATGGAATGATTTATAGTTATTCAGACAAGTCGCGAAATTCAGGGGGAGTTTATGAGACGCTTGGGTTTGAGCTTGTTGGTGAAACTGGTCCTAATTATTATTATGTTGTTGACGGGGAAAGAAGACACAGGTTTAACTACAGAAAGGACCTTTTGGTTAAAGAAGGATATGATTCATCTTTGTCAGAGCACGAGATAATGTTTGACAGAGGTATTTTTAGAATATATGATTGTGGCAGTTCTAAATGGATATATAAAGCATGAAGCACATCAAACTGTTTGAAGGATTCGTCAACGAGGCAAACTGTGGTAATTGCAAGTTCGTGGATCTCAAAAATAAGTTTTGTACTCGCAAGGACGTCAACCAAAATGGTCACACAACATATATAAAGAAGATATGAAGCACATAAAACTATTTGAAGGATTTTTAAACGAAAAGCGGGTCTTGATGTTGCCAAAGAAACTAAATTTAAAGACATCGAGAATCTTTTAAAACCAGAAGACAAGAAAGAACACGAAAAATATCTTAACGACCTTTATAGCGCGAATTCAGATAGGTCTAATGATTGGGTAAAATAAAAAAGCATAATATGAAACACATTAAATTATTCGAGAACTTTAACGAAGCAGCAAAAGCTCCTGAAGTGTTCATCGTTAGAGTTGTATATGACAAAGGTCAAGGAAGAACTCGTACCAAATACGTTAAGGGAACTGTTGAAGATATGATTGGGTATTTTGGCTACACTCTTGAAATAGGTCACTCTTATAGGAAGAGCATAAACTTAACTCCTAAAACTCCAAAGGCTTTCATTAAAGCTTTGTCTGATTCATTCTCCGAAAAAGAAGCAGCATTGTATAACAGAACAATGGTTGACATCGTTACAGAAATTCCAGCAGATGCAAAACCGGATGAAATTACCGATCAAACAACTCAAAAATAATGAAACACATTAAGATATTCGAAGAAGAAAAAGATGGAATGGACAGACTCGAAAGAGCTGAACATTCAGATCTTATTACTCTCCCAGAAAACATTGAAGGAACTAACTGTGGTAATTGCAAATTTTTTGATTCTAAAACAAAAATGTGCATGAACACGGAAGTTAATCAGAAAGTTACTGCAAGAATGTGCTGTAAGTATTGGGATGCTGAAGGCGTTAAGAGAGAATGGGAAGAAGAAAAAGATTAATATATGAAACACATAAAACTTTACGAATTTTTTTACGATGAAGAACTAAAGAATCCATTCTTCCATTTAGCAAATTTTCTCAGAGATTCTGAAGATGAGATTGCTGATAGAACAGATGCATTCCTTAATAAGAATGATGCCTTAAAGAATAACAACGAATCCATTGCTTTAGCAGGTTCTTTATTGGCAGCACTTAGTCTTGGTAAATTATCTCACATAGCAGGAAAGGCATTGATGTACATAGGATTAGACATTGGTGCAAAAGAAGAATCAGTTATATTAACTGTTTCGAAATGGTTAAACAAATATGGTAATGTTTATACAAAAGAAATATACCATTTGATATACAGAATTTCGGAAAAAGTTCCATTGTTTGGAGAGTTCTTTCATTCATTAGATTCTCAACAAAGAAAGCAATATGTCCATGCAGTATTCTTAGCAACATTCTGTTTTCTTTCATTTAGACTTTCTGATAACATTATGAACTTATTGTTATCTGATGATTTTTTAAAGACTTTTGCAGAAATAAACAATGCTGAATTCGCGGATGATTTCGCAAACGAATTGCCAGTAATGATGAACGCAACAATAGCAGCAATATAATATGAAACACCTACAACTATACGAAAGCTTCTTATACGGTCAGATGCCAATATCAAGTTTAATTGTTGGAAGAATAATTAAAGACAAAGAACTTTCTAAAAAGTAACTGAATTTCTTAAAGCTAAGAAAAGCAAACTTGCTACTCTTCAAACATACGGTGGAAGTCTTGGTCAATATGAAGCAATAAATGTTACAGACAAAAATCTGCAAAAGGAATTAAGTGATGCATTAAGAACTAACAAAGACCGTAACGATAGAATGAACCAATGGTAAACATGAAGCATATAAAATTATTTGAAGGTTTCCTTAATGAACATAAGTCTACAGAAGATATGTCATTTGATGAAATAAAGGATACTAAAACCGAATTAAACAAGATAAAAGGTTATAAGACCTATGTTGGAAAAGCAGAAAATATTACAAAGTTTTTAGATAATTTAACGCAGGAATCTCACCAATGGGTGGAAAGAATAGACAATACAAATGTGAGAGTGTATGACACTCCTGATGAAGATTCTAAACACGAGATAGAAGATATGATTGCTGAGTTTGGATTAAACATAATTGATCTAAACAGTCTTAGTGAGAGTGTTGAAGATGTAAAACCATTCTTTATTGAAGCAACAAAAGATACAATAGATGATAAATTAATTAAAGCGGGAATAAAAGGTGGTAAATTACTTCCACCGCCTTATGTAGGAGTTTCTGCTGATGGGAATATTTGGGAAATGTTTATGCACGATGAAAAAGGAAAGAAAGGTTGGATGATTCATCCAAGCGGAAGATAAAACAAGAATCAATTCAAAAATACATGAAATAAGCCGGATAACTTCCGGCTTTTTCATTTCATTTACTGTCAAATATATAATTTGACGGCTCACAGATAAGTGATTGCCGCCTCAAACATGATGATGGTAAGAATTTCAAAAGATGGAGTCTTCTTCGAAATCGTTGAGATTGATGAAGATGGTAAAGAAACGAGAAAAACAGTAGATGTCCTTGCGACCAGCCTCGGAATAGTTTCATACCTGACCTTTCCGGTCAGCGTTGACGAAGGGGTAACAGTAGAGGACATCATGAATATACTCGTATTGCACAACGAGAGCACGGATTTTATATTCGATTCTTCTCTCGGAGGCCATTCGTTCAACAAGTTCTGGGACGAGATGCAGAAAGACATTCCACAAGATCCAACGCTATCCTGGATGGAGATAGCACATGAGTCTGATCCATTAACAGACGAGGAGTTAGAATTATATTCTACTCCACGCATGAGAGGCATAGGCAAGAACAGAGAACTGTTCAGCGTCGAATTCTCCAGCGTGGCATCTTACAAAAAGATGGAAGTGAAACTAAATACAAATTACGTAATAAGCAAAATGAACTCCGCAGAAGAAGAGATAATAGTTCTCTCCTGCACGAAGTCTTTTACATTATTCGACTTGATTCACTCTTTGCTTTATGAGATGAGTTATTACGGCGATCCGACTTCACGAGAAGAAGTTCTTTCTGAAGTTATGGAATCACTTGGCGTAGATAAGATAGAGGCATTCAAGTTATCCGATAAATCCAATATATATAGTTTAAAGGACCAATTACAAGCAGCCATAGAAAAAGAAGACTATGAAGAAGCTGCAAAGATCCGTGATAAAATGAATAAACTATTAAATGGAAAAAATGACGAGGACGAGGACTAATTTTTGTGTGTATTTTCACAAGAAGCCAGATGGTGAAATCTTTTATGTTGGAATTGGTACTGAAAAAAGACCATTCTTAAAAAAGAATAGAACAAAATGGTGGCATAACATTGTAAAGAAATACGGATATGTTATAGACATAATACATAAAAATTTAGAATGGGATGAAGCATGTATTTTCGAAAAAAAATACATACAAGAATTTGGAAGGAAAGATTTAGGACTTGGAACTCTTGTCAATTTAACGGATGGAGGAGAAGGATGGAGGAGAAAACATTCTTATAAATCCAAGAAAAATATGTCGGAATCTAAGAAAGGTAATACTTCTCACAAAGGAAT